TGTCTGTAACAATATAATATTTGATTTCAATCACGACTGTATCACTGATGTGGTTTTCAGCCTATCAAAAACTTTTCCTGTTGCTCATCTTAGAATAGGGATGAGACTAACAAGAACAGATGACGACGATACTTTATTTGTACATAACAAGATAGGATATGTTTCAAGATTATCGTCTTTTATAGGTAATCAATTAGTTACAAAATTTACTCCTGATCATATCTATAACAAATATCAAAACAAACAGTTTGATCTTTGTAATGATCTTGCTATAACACCTAGCAAGTGTGTATTGTTTGGCATTGGGGACGATTCTTGGAATCAATATAATAGAGGCGGCCCAACAAATAGAGTGTGTCTAAATTCACACCTTACTTAAGATACGTATATTATGAAAAAAGGCAAGATTATAAATTTTGAGTTGTTATGGGATATACAAGATGATCCCTGGCCGATCAAACTAAAAATAATATCTAAAGAAATGGAGGAAGCCGCCAGTAGAGGTTTTAATTTAATTATTGGAATAATGTTAGTGGAAGGCATAAGACCAATAGATACCCCAGAATTTCTTTCGTTTATGCATTCTCTCGAATCTCGAAGAAAAGAAATAGGCATCGATGAAATTATACTAGTAACCGGTTCTTCGGAAAATTTTAAAAATATTACTGTGCCCTACAAATTATATCACTGCAATGTAAACTCTATCATTGCATATAATAGTTACAAAAATCTTTTAACACATCTTCCCACTTACCAACAACACAATAAAAAATTCTTATTTCTAACTGGAATAGCAACCCGACCAAATAGAATAGGTCTATTGAGTAAATTTTATGATAACAAATTATTAGATAATGCTGTTTGGTCATTTTTTTACCCAGCCACACCGGGTGATAGACAATGGTGTCGAGATTATCTCGATCACTATGATGATTCGGAATTTGAAAAATTTATTACCGATTGCCAGCGATCAGTTGACAATAGATATACTGAATACAACAAATTTCAAAGAGATGATTTCCAAAATCAAACAGACATAAATTGGCTAGACATAAGACACACAGAATTTTGTAAAAATGAAACCTTTATGGATTCTAAAATATTTCAAGACACAGCTTTTAGTATAATAAGTGAAAGCACAAACTATTGGGATAGAAATTTTGATTTTGTTACAGAAAAAACCTGGAGAACAGTCTTACATAGCCATCCTTTTATATTTGCAGGTGACCCAGATCAATTTGTATATTTGAAAAACTTAGGACTTAGAACTTTTGAAAATTATATGAAAATTAAAAATTATGCATATATCGAAGATGAAAATCTAAGATTAGATGCCATAGTAGAAAATACTAAAGATTTTTTAATTAACCATTCGAAATATTCTGAAAATATACAAAAAGACGTTCAGTATAATTTTTCCTTATTTTTAAATACAGTCGATGACGAATTAAAAAAACTTAAAAATTTAATGGCAGCGTATGGCGTTGATACGCTGGATGTCGATTATTACTTTGACCGTACAGGATTTGATCATTTGATAAGGATTCCAAATGGATAAAGGTGCAATAATCAATTTTGAATGGTTGCGAGACTGCAATTACTATGCGGAAGATGAATTCAAAAATCTAAAATTACAACTGATAGAAAAAGAAATTCAAAAAGCAAGTAAAGATGGATGCAATGTAATTGTCGGAATTTATCTCATGGATGGGTTCTTGCCCTATAGTAAAGAACAATTTTCATTGGAAATGAGAGAAATACAAGATATTTTAGAAAAATATAATATTAAAAAGATATTAATTATATCCGGGCACGGTGAAACAATAGGGGATATAGGATTGCCTTATTGTTATTTTGATTACACTTTAAGAATGACTTATAACGGATATAGAGACATTTTTTCCGAGATACCGAAATATGAAAGTAAAAAAAATAAAAATTTTTTATTGTTAGGAGGAAATTCTGCCAGACCTAACCGAATTGGTTTATTCAGTAAATTTTACGAAGAAAAAATGTTTAACAGAGGTGTATGGACTTTTTTCCCTCCAGATACAGAGAGTGACAAAAAATATTGTAGAAATTATCTTTCTCATTGGAGTGATAATCAATATCAAGAATTTTTAGATTTCTGTCACCGATCTCTAGATGACAAATATTCAAATGCATCGTGTTATTTGGGAGATCAAAATAATCAAAAAGAAGATAAAATTTTTTACGATTTAGTCAATGAGGAATGGACTAAAAATATGGTTTATTTAGATCCGTTGATTTTTTCTGAAACAAGTTTTAGTGTGATTACAGAAGGTCCAAATCATTGGAGAGATAACCATTATTTTGTTACAGAAAAAACCTGGAGAACGATTCTTCATCAACATCCTTTTATCTTGGTAGGACACTCGGAACAACTTTTATATTTAGAAAAATTGGGATTTAAAACTTTTTTAAATTACATGAAAGTACCCGACTACGCCTGGATACAATCAGACGAGGAAAAATTTCAAGCGGTTGTAGAAAATACCAAACATTTTTTAGACATTCAAGATGAATTTAATGATCAAATAAAGAGGGACGTCATACATAATTATAATCTCCTTTTAGAAAAAATCAAAGATCAAGAAATATTTTTTAATTTTTTAAAAACTGAATATTATGTTTCGACAGAAGATATAGAGTATTATCTTGATCGAAAAGGTTATGATCAACTTATAAGGAATCCTGCCAATGGAATCTAAATGTGCAGCTTTCTGGCACCATACCAATATTCGCAGCGATGACAGGATTTTTCCTTGTTGTAGATTTAAAAATCCTATTGCTAAATTTGATGGGAATATTTCACAGGTATTATTTTTAAAAGAATATGATGAACTAAGAAAACAAAGTATTGATAACATACCCATCAAAGGTTGTGAAAAATGTTATCACGAAGAGAAGATAGGAAAAAAAAGCCTTAGACAAGAGTTCAATGAGATTTACGATTTTGAAACAATTTCTATGGAATATTTAGAAATAGGCTTCGACAATATCTGTAATTTAACCTGTGATGGGTGTTATGAAGAATTCAGCTCTGCTTGGGGTAAATTAAAATATCCCAGAGCGGAAAAAACGATACACATTAAATCTACTCAAGAAATCATCGAACTTCCCAATTCGTTAAAGAAAGTTTTGTTTTTGGGAGGTGAACCATTGATGACTAATCGACATCAAAAATTTCTAAATATTGTAAAAGATAAATCTAACGTAGAAATTGTATATAACACTAATGGTACTTTTTTACTAGATAAAAATACAATAGATCTTCTCGAACAATTTAAAACAGTTTTGTTTATTGTCAGTATAGATGGTTTTAAAGATTTAAATGAACAGGTTCGAGGCGGAAGTAAATGGGGACAAATTGTTGAATTTATTCGGCAGATTAAAACAACAAAATTTAATCTTTCCGTAAATACAGTTGTACATACTAATAATTGGTTTGGATTGAAAGAATTAGAACAATACATAGAAGAAATAAATGTGCCTTGGACAATAAATTTTGTAACATATCCTACGCATTTAGACCTTATCAATGTTAAAGAAAAACACGATCTTATTAACTTATTGAAATCAATAAAGACTGTAAATCTTGAATATATTATAAATCATGTTAATTGAAATAGAACGATACACCGATTTTAGAAATCTTGAAGATTTGCACAAAACTGCACAAACCCTTATATCTAATACCAATTATGAGAATTGATAAGGATTTTATTAAATGAAAAAAGCAATATCGCAAGATTGTTATACTGCACCACAGATGATTACGGAATGCGTAAAAATTTTTAAGGATGAGATGAAAAATTTTCAGAACATCAGTGAGCATTTAATAAATGTTTTAGATTTTGATGATTCTCCCGACCTTACTGAAATCCTACCAAGAGATAGAACTAATATCTCAATATATGTTATTTTTTTATACGATCACTCACATATTACTACAGATGAAATACAAAGAAAATTTCCCAAAACTAGAGAATATGTTCAAACCATGCCCGGAGTTAGTACGTTAAAATGTATAGCTATAGGCCCGAATTCTATAGTTCCGTTGCATCTAGATGATATGAGTCGAGCACCTTACGATTTAAACAACTGGTATAGTGTATTCACCGGAGTAACTGTTCCTAGTGAGAGTGCAGATTTAATTGGTGTCAAGGTAGATAATGATATATACAATCATGCCGAAGCGGAATCTATTGTTTTTGATACACAGATTCCACACTGCGCCTGGAATAACACTGATCAATGGTGGATCAGTTTAAGATTTAGCACAAATAAAGAAAATTTTCAAAATGTTAATATCGTCAAATAATCATTGGGACCAATTAGAAGAAATAGTTGTTGGGATAGCAACCAACGCTAGAGTTCCGACTGTAGATGTAAGTACCATGAATATGTGTTATAGTAATTATTCTGTGGATCAAATAAAAAATCTAGAGGGACAATATCCTCAATGGTTAATAGATGAAGCCAATGAAGATATGCAAGTATTATCGGATACACTTTCTTCTCTTGGAATCAAAGTTCATCGGCCAAAAATAATTGATCATAGTAAAAAATTCAGCACTCCGGAATGGCAAACCACAGGATGGTATACTTGGTGTCCAAGAGACTTGTTGTTACCTCTCAATAATTTAATGATAGAAACCCCAAGTCCTTGTAGGGCCAGATATTTTGAAACTCGTGCGTATCACGATATCATGATAGAAGCAGTAAATGATGGAGTCGAATGGATCGCTGCTCCAAAGCCTATATTGTCAGATGACAGCTATCAGTTTATAGATATAAAAGAAAAACCAAGTCTTCTTAATTTAGAACCAGTTTTTGATGCTCCTAATTGTATACGATTAGGCAAAGACATTCTTTTTCAAATTAGCAATACTGGAAATCATCTAGGAATGAAATGGTTAAAAAATGTATTAGAAAGAAGAGGATACAGAGTTCACGCAGCGGAGCATATATACAGCTTCGCTCACATGGACAGCACCATAATTCCGTTAAGACCTGGATTGGTTTTATTGAATAGCACTAGAGTTACTCCAGAAAACTGTCCTAAATTATTCGATAAGTGGGATAAAATTTATTTCCAAGATGTAGCCCAGACCGCTGTCCCAACGAGCGGCCCTGGCTCAGTGAGTCCCTGCAGCCCTTATATAGGAATGAACATATTAAGTGTAAATCCCAATACTGTGATAGTAGGAAAAGACCAAATATCTCTAATAAAAGTTTTAGAATCAAAAGGGTTTACTGTAATTCCAATGCCTATGAGACACGCTCGAACACTCAGTGGAGGATTTCATTGTGCCACATTAGACCTTAGAAGAAAAGGTTCCTTAGAGGATTACTTTCAATGAAAGGATATCATGGACAAATAGAAGATTTTTGGTCTGACTATTTACAAAATTTTGTTTATAAGCAACAAATACCTTACTCAGGAATGAGAGAATCTTGGCACGAAAATTTTGGTAATGGGCATCTCTTGCAGAGTTTTGATGATCAGTTACCACCAATATGGAAAAACTTTCAGTCTTCTCTAAGTGTATCTAACGGTACTGTGGGTTGGATCAACATTCGACCTAACCAAATCATTGCACCACATTTTGATCATTTTTATACTTTAAAACAAAAATTAGGAACCACTATCGAACATTGTGTAAGATATTTAATATTTTTAGAAGATTGGAAATTTGGTCAGTATATAGAATTTGAAGATCTTTCTATTAGAAAATGGAAAAAAGGTGACGTTTGGTATTTCGATCATACTGAAGAGCATTGGGCCGTCAATGCAAGTAACTTTGATTTTCACACTTGTCAGGTCAACACAATAAAATGAAATCCATATACTTTTTTCAATGTAATTATTCCGCTAAATTTGGCGAAAAAACGCAGTACTGGCTTCCGTATTCAGTTGGGTGTCTTTGGGCGTATGCTCAACAGTTTGATGATATAAAATTAAATTGGGAAGTAAAAGGAAAAATTTATAGAAGAGACCCTATTGATTCTGTATTGAAAAAAATAGAAAATCCTACGGTGTGTGTTTTTAGTTGTTACTGCTGGAATGAACAGTATAATTTAAACATCGCAAAAAAAATTAAAGAATTGTGGCCTGATACTTGGATTGTGTTTGGAGGTCCCCAATCAGGAAGTAACCACTTGAAATACAACTTTATCGATTCTATTGTGTTTGGAGAGGGAGAAGAAAGTTTCTTAGAAATTCTTAGAACTATAGATGCAGATAAAATACCTCAAGAGTTATATACGAAAAAAAGATTAGACAATTTAGAAATTCCTAGCCCTTATCTTATTGGATTTTTTGATGACATTATTGCTGAATCCCCCGGAGATTATTTCCAGGGCGTATTAGAAACTAACCGGGGATGTCCGTATTCCTGTACATTTTGCGACTGGGGTAGTACGACATATGGAAAGGTAAAACGTTTTAATTTAGAACGGGTGCAAGATGAAATAAAATGGGTGGTAGAAAATCCTATCACTACTTTGTTTATCACTGATGCAAATTTTGGAGCATTTAAAGAAAGAGATTTAGAAATCGCTACTATGTTAGAAAAATACAGTAGAGATTCTTGTTTAGAGTATGTAAATGTTACCTATGCAAAAAACAGCAACGAGCATATATTTAAAGTTGCCAAGGCTTTGGGTTCTCTAGGGAGAGGAGTTACATTGAGTGTGCAAAGTATGAATACAAAAACTCTAAAAACAATAAAAAGAGATAATATGGCCAGTAACGATTTAAAAAATATGTATGCGTTAAGTCACCAATACGGAGTTACAACATATACTGAAGTAATACTGGGATTGCCTGAAGAAACACTAGAAACTTTTATAGATGGAATATCTGAACTTTTAGAGCTCGGACAACATACTCAATGTGAAATGTATCTTGCTAATGTTATGGAAAATACTGAATTAAATCAAACTCAAAAATTTCAGTACGGAATAAAAACAATTAGATGCGAAAACTATCAACCATTCTCTTTCAATGACTTGAGCAGCATTCCAGAATATACCGATCTAGTATGTGAAACCAATACAATGAGTAAAAATGATCTAACTGACGCTTATATGTTTCACTGGGTTGTGCAAAATTTTCATTATCAAGGGTGGAGTCAAATAATTTCTAAATATTGTAGACACGTATTAGGCATACCCTACAAAGAATTCTATATCAAATTTTTAAATTTTTTGAAACAAGATACTGGTATCTTGGGAGATGAATACAGAGAAGTAGAAAAAAATATTAAGCACCTATTCAATACAGGATCGTTACTGGTTGATATTCCTGTGCATCATTTCAACGGTAAAAGTCATGCGTTGATCTATGACAATTTTGAAACAGTTTTGCTTTTTATAATTGATTTTTCTAAATCATTTGGTCATATAGATTCTACAATAATTGAAATTCAAAAAAGATTCGTTGCGAATCTTAAATATTTGCCTCTTGAATATATTGAATCGAATTATAATTTAGAAAACTGGGAAAAAACAAAGATGGCCTATAAAATAGAATGCCAAGTAAAGGATTTTATTCCTACATACACAAACATTTGGATTTTAAGAAGATCAGGCAAGTTAAAAAATAAAATTACAGAACTTGCTGCAGAGACACTTACAAAATAAAAGCCCTCAGGGGCTTTTATTTTAAGGATTCAATCCGTAATATGGAACAGCATAATTTGTTCCGCCGATATTCATTTTAAGATAACCAACTACTCCGCCGCCAAGATTAACCTGTCCTGACGCACCACCAGCAACTACACTGTTATTCGCTACGTGAAGTAATTGTGTATGGTCTACTTTAAACGCTGATACTAAAGTTCCGGCATTATTAAGTGTTGATATCTCATAAGCTCCCGGAACAGCTCCGCCTGAAGTAACAGTTCCACTAGCTTTTGCTGTAACGATTACCGCAGGGATATGTGTGGTACCGTTATGTCCCAGATAATAATCTGCAGCAATTGTGTCACCGGATAGCACTATAGTTCGGCTATCTATAGTTCCTCTAGACCTAAGTTGTAATTTAGGAGACCCGTCGACTTCATTGTTAGCTAGATCAATGAGGAATAGATTATAAGAATCATTTATATCACCTTCTGATTGTATTACAAACTCGCCTAGATCTTTGTTTATAGTAATAGAATTCGTTTGTATAGGCCCTACGATTTTTCCGGTCCCAGTTCCATCTACAAGCATTGTAGAATCTTGTCCAAATACAGAACCTCTTATATCCCCCTCGACATTACCTGTGACGTTACCAATTAATGATGATCCGGCTGTACCAGTAACAATGCCGTTAACGTTGCCTGTAACGTTACCTGTGACGTTACCAGTTAATGATGATCCAGCTGTACCAGTAACAATGCCGTTAACGTTGCCTGTGACGTTACCTATGACGTTACCAGTTAATGATGATCCAGCTGTACCAGTAACAATGCCGTTAACGTTGCCTGTGACGTTACCTACAAATCCGCCCTGTGCAGTTACAACTTCTGTGGTGGTATTTACAATAATCGTGCTGTCGTCAGCCACGATATTAACATTTAAATCACCGCCGGGTATTCCGATCGCTGATCCACCAATGGTAGATCCTGCTGGTAGATTTACCGCTGTACCGGTAGCTGTAATGGTTGCGGCACCTAGTTTAATACTTGATCCGCTGAGATATAAATCTCTAAATCTAAATGTTGGACTACCTAGATCGTATACAACATCTGCGTCTGGTATAATGTCGGTACTAACACTGCCAGATAAATTAAATTTTCCTGTGTTTCCGTCTATCAAAAGACTACTGTCGTTGGCAACCACAGACCCGTTGAATGCTGCTGCTTTGATCACGCCCTGGTAATCTGATAAATCTACAGTGGCATTTACTTTATTCAAAGCATCGTCGTAGGCAAATGTTATTGAATTATGTGTGCCAGTAACAAACATGGCTGCTGATGCATCTCTGGCGTTTTCGTCAGTGTATTCTGTGACAGCAACACCTCCAAGGGTAGTGCCATTACCTATCCATAATCTATTGGTGTTTGTGACAAATATAAGCTCGCCCGCGGCCAAGGGCTGGGTCATGGCTGTTCTTTCAGCGTCAGTGCCTCTGCGAATCTGTAACGGCATATTTTTCTACTCCTGGAATTTATCTACCATATATATTTATGCCAGCCAAAAAAATAGGGCTCCGAAGAGCCCTATTAAACTGCGTAGTTTATTACATTGTGGGTCCGTTTCCGTTCTTAAACCCTATGCTACCGCCTTCTGCTTCGATGTTCTTTATAACATCTTCAAACAAGATAGGAGCAAAGTCCGGAGTCTGCTCTACACAGACGCAATGATAACGCACATCGTTCTCATCGCTGTATAATACTTCTCCAGTCCTTGCATCTACACCACGAGCCTTACGCACACGATTTGCATGAGTGTGTCCGTGGATGTTAACACCAAACCGGCCCAAGCTGTCGCTGTGTACAGGAATATGGCTTAAGATCATTCCGTTCATAACATGGTAGGCACGTAATTCACGAAAGTATTCACGATACTCGTCATCACGGAAAATATCGTGATTGCCACGGATAAGCACCTTGTCTCCATTCAAACGAGATAAGGTTTTTAGCGCCTTGCGGTTTATAACCACATCGCCAAGATGATATACCTTGTCAGTGGGTTTTACCCGTTCGTTCCACGCCTTGACCATTGCTTCGTCCATTTCCTCAGGCGAGTCCCATGGGCGAAGTTTTGTAACACCATCGTTACGTGTGAAGCGGCATACACCAGTGTGTCCAAAGTGCGTGTCGCTTACTAAGAATACACTTGGCATACTGCCTCCTTTTAGTAAGTTTCTTTTATAATTTTAAATTCCGTTGTCGGATACTTTGCTTTAAATTCATCAGTTTTAACAAACGCATTAAATTCGGTTGCATTGAAAAACATGCGATGAAAAACTGATTTGTGGTCCAATGTAGTTACTGTGAGGTAAATCGATTTCGCTTTGCCGGCCATGTGATCCCTTTCACTGTTTAAGTATATATTATACTATCAACACAGAGATTTGTCAATCGGAATTTACCAGGTCTCCACATCTAGATCATCATGTCTATTTGATTTGGTTGATTGTGTTTAGTTACAACTGCTCGACTGTCATAGACTTCGATAATGTGGTGATAAATGTTGGTGACTTTAGAACCATTAGGGTAAGTAGTCTGTTGCCAGATTTCTTGTTTGATAAAACCACGACCCACAGTACCAGCGGGTAATACTCCTGTGAAGCTGGTATCGACTAGAGTTACTGGTCTAATAGAATTAGTCATTCGTTACAATCTATAAGTTACACGACCTTTGGTAAGATCATATGGGCTGACTTCAATTTTAACACGATCGCCTAAGATAATTTTTATCTTGTGCTGTTTCAATTTGCCGCTGGTATAGCATACAAGTATGTTGGGCAGATTATCCACCTTGACTCTGAACATGTTGCCAGGCAACACTTCTTCAATAGCACCAGTTAATTCGATTAGATCACTTTTTGACATTTTTCTTTGATTTTAGTTGAGCGTCTGCCTTGTCTATGATTTGAAAAACCTTGTTGGCTAACACTCGTTCTTTACTAAAGGCTTCCACTTCCCAAGGCAGATCATAATAGTGTCCCTTGAATTTTTTCCCCATCCACAGTCTGCTGTTGAGATTCTTTCCGTGTTTGATCTGCCCTCGAGCATACTGTTTGACATGCACCATTTCGTGTGCCAGAGCAATGATCAACCTTTCGATATCGAGAGCGGTATCTATGCTCATGCCTATCACAGTCGGCCCCAATTTAAACACACTGCCTCGCACCCCTTCTTTGACACTCATTCCTCTATCAGGAATCACTATCAGTGAGTATCGACTATTCTGTAATTTCAGTTCATTTCGAAATACTTGTAGACAGGTTTCAACCAACATTTTGCTGGCGCTTTTCCTCGCTAACACTTGAATTTCCATAAGAGCTCCTTGTATATATCAATTATACAATCTTATTTGAATGTTGTCAAGTGGTGCTCCAACCAAGAATCGAACTTGAAATACATCCTTACCAAGGATGCGTTATGCCATTTAACTATAGGAGCATTCTATGTCTGCTGCCAATACAAATCGATATTGGTTGCTCTGTACAATGCCCGGACGGTGCCATGTGTCACTGGGATATATGATCCAGTGGCCTTGAGTGGGAGTGATGAAATACTTGCCATCTTGTTCTGCACCGTTGGGTGCTATTTCTGTGCCGCAATAGTCTCGATCCTTGACATCGCTGGGAATGTGCAGATAGTATATTCCGCTGAACATTTTATTATTGGGATTTTTTGGATGCCAATGATTGTGCCATAGTTTTTCTCGATTTTCGGCACTCTGAAGATTGGTCATAAAACTCCAAGCCATCATCTCTGATACTTTGACTTCACGACCTAGATACATGAACACAGAGAACATAAAACTCATTCTGTATTTCAGCCATACGGGTTCTGGTCTGGAAAAAATATTTTCTTTGGTTTGAAACTTGGGACTGTTTGTAAAATAATTGCCGTCGGCAATAATGTTCTTGATAATTTTGCAGGCCATAGCGTCATCTTCAGCAGTGATTACACTGCTAAAATTAAATTTGCGAACAAGCTCTGTTTGATCTACTACCTGCATGGTATCCTTGGAGCGGGATGAGAGAATCGAACTCTCGACCGAAGATTGGAAATCTGCTGTTTTGCCATTAAACTAATCCCGCATTGTCTTTACTTATCAACTAACTTTGGTCGGAGTACAAGGATTCGAACCTTGGACCCCCTGGTCCCAAACCAGGTGCGCTACCAGACTGCGCCACACTCCGAATTTATTCTACTTTTTTAAGATATTCTCGACCTATCTTGCCTTCTTGGACATCTAATAGAGCACTCACCGGAGAGTTGATTTGAGTAGTCAGCCCTGCTGTTTTGTGTCTACGAGACAATTCTCTGGCTCTTACTGTAGCGATTAGCACAAGATCAAATCTGTTGCCTCCCGCTTGTTCTACACATTGTTGTGTATCTACGGTAGGTCCACGACTATCAGATAATTTCATTTTTTGCCTTTGTAAAAAAATGGTTGCGGGACCTGGAATCGAACCAGGATCTAGAGCTTATGAGACTCTTGAGTTACCGTTTCTCTATCCCGCGATAAACTTTATAGAGGCTCTCTGTTGGAATCGAACCAAACTGTTTAACTCCGTATCTTCCTGGCACTTTCGGTGGTTAGTCGACTTAGCACCTAACTCGTGTGATCCAGTGTAGTTAAACTTCAAAGAGCTTTTATAAAGTGTCTAGCTACCTACACCACATAGGCCCTAGACTGAGCTGTTACTCTGTCCACTAATTTTTTCATCTGGACGGGTTTCGTTCCCGCCCCTAGGTAGTTTTCAGTATCCCCCAACAGGGGCTGTAAGGTCAGGTCCTAGTGTACCCCCTGGTCTATCGTTACAGGGACGGATTGTTTACTAACGGAAACAATCAAACCGGGGTCTGTTAGATCAAGCCTTCTGCCTGTAGTGTTGCTACTACATCGTCTGCCAGAGGAATCTCTGTGCGGATGTTCAACTCAAGCACTTCATCGTTGAGCTGTTGTTTTTGCTTCTTTAGGTTAAGCACTTCTGCTTTGGCCTGTGCAATTTGTTCTTTGCTGAGAACGCTGGTGCTCACAGTATCACTATAGCCGTAAAGACTGCGACGAGTGTTTTCGCCCTTGTCGTTCTTGATCTTTTCCAGCTTGCCTTTAATCACTTCCAAAGAAGTAATCTCTGTGGCTTTAGCCAGTTCTTCTAGCTGACCGATGCGCTTGTCAATGAACGCTGCCTTGGCTAATGCTGTGTTAATACCACTGGCTGCGTTGGCTGTTCCAATCAATGCACGGATGTTGTACATAGCCATGGTTAACTTTTGTCTGCGACCATCGTTGGTAACCAATTCAGAATTGGCCTTGGTGATAGCAGCTTCTACGTCTTGAAACTCATTGAGTTCAATAGTGAAATCTACTTTGATACTTTTGATGGTATCATTGATGCTGTTCTGCACAGCATTTGCTTTTCTCAGTGTGATATTCATTTTTCTTCCTTTTTCAAACAACAATGACGGGTCCATGAAAGGTCAAGTAATAGACCGGACAATAGACAATGAAGATTTGTATTCTTCGTTGACAATGTGCAATATACAATACACAGAGGTCTATATATTTCCGATTAACAAATGACATTCTATTAGGAATCGGATCACATAAACACGTTCCAATTTCAAGTTGGATTGTAAGTTTGGAGTAAGCATGAAGCTCACGCCTTTGTGTCTATTCTCGTCTACCCTTCACTTCACCGGTTGAAACATTTCTGTTCCAACAAAACTATTATAACATTCTTTTAAGTGTGTGTCAACATGTTTTGGTGCCCCTTGACAGAATCGAACTGCCAATTGATGATTACAAATCAACTGTTATACCATTTAACTAAAAGGGCCTACTACTACTTATCTTGGTGGAGGATGGGAGGATCGAACTCCCGACTGAAGCTTGCAAAGCTACCGTGTTCCCAGCTATACCAATCCCCCGATTAATCCCTAGTTGATGCTGTGCCAGTGGGATTCTTAGTGTATCCACCTGGACCAGCAGGTCTCTTTTCTCTCTTGGGCTGAACAGCTGCACATAGCTCAGCATCGATCATTGCACGTTTCCATGCACCTCGCTTGTGCGGATCTAAAACTCCACTCAGTGCTAGACTTGCTTTAGTCATTGAACTCATTCTATAATTTGGACCTGGTTTCATCATTTTTCCTTTTTTAAAATCTGGTTGCTCTGCATCCCCCGGCGGTAATTATATCGCATCAGGCACCGGGAACCCCCAATACCATCACACACGACCTCCACCCGCTCCCCGACAGGGACCGTTCTCGCATTGCTAGCGGCCTTTCGGTTCGAAGACTACCACCCGTAGCTGTCACGCTACTTCTCATCGTGTGGGTCACACTATCCGGAGACACCCGGAACGTTCTGGCGGAGCATGTAGGAATCGAACCTACTCACCCATTGCTGAATGACAGATTAGCAATCTGTTGCCTTAACCGGTCGGCCAATGCTCCGTATTACTTGGTGGGTCGTGACAGTCTCGAACTGCCGACATTCTGCGTGTAAGGCAGACGCTCTACCAACTGAGCTAACGACCCTGACCATTAAAAAATAACATTACACCTTATAGGATGAGACAAATTTCTGAGTGGAGTTCGATTCTCCTCATAAGCCATTGTCCACGGTTATGTCAGAGGAGTAAGATGGCCCTATTCCTCATGAGATTGTGCGTCCACAAACGATACCCGCTAATGCTATTTTTTAATGGTGCCCTAGGACGGACTCGAACCGTCACGCTTGCGCACTGGCTTCTAAGACCAGCGTGTCTACCAATTCCACCACCAGGGCAAAAAATTTACATTTAATTTTTAATGAACGTTTAACTAATTTCTCAGTATGTTATATTGTAACATCGTTGTTGCATACTGTCAACCTTTATCTGGCACCGCCTACAGGAATCGAACCCATATTCAAGAGGTAGAAGCTCTTTGTATTATCCATTATACTAAAGCGGTATGGTGCGAGAAACGGGACTCGAACCCGTATGCCTTGCGGCGGCAGATTTTAAGTCTGCTGTGTATACCATTCCACCACTCTCGCATTTATATTGGTGCTACCTCTAGGAATCGAACCTAGTTCAACGGTTCTTCAGACCGCCGCTATGACCACATCAGCTAAAGTAGCATTGGTGCCTCCGCCGGGAGTCGAACCCAGATGAACCAATTATCTGTTGCTTACGGGATATAAATCCGCCGTTTTACCATTAAACTACAGAGGCAAAAGAAAAACTTTACAGCATCAACTATGTTAAACGAGTAAAGCCATGTTTGGGGTGAAAGCGGGAATCGAACCCTGCCTTACTGTTTCACAGACAGCCGTGCAGCCATTACACTACTAACACCATTGTTTGGCCGGTCCGGAGAGATTCGAACTCCCGACAGCTGGTTTCGAAGACCAGAACTCTTCCACTGAGCTACGGACCGATTGATTGGCAGAGGGTAAAGGAATCGAACCTTTAATGACGGAATCAAAATCCGTAGTTATACCATTTAACTAACCCCCAACAATTTGGTGGTAATAGTTGGACTCGAACCAACGATAGGCTGCGTATGAAGCAACTGCATTAGCCACTATGCTATATTACCATATAGAAACACACTTGGAACTTTCTCATTGAACGGATGGTGTTCTGTCCTTACTATCTAGACTACGTCTAGAATCAAGTATGTTTTTATATGGTAGGGGCACAGAGAATCGAACTCTGATTTACTGGTTAAAAGCCAGTTACTTTACCATTAAGTTATACCCCCAACTGTTTATGACATTTGTCACTGTCCATAACAGGATCTCCTATTTTAAATTTTTGTCGATAAAATATATCAATACTACCAGCATGAGTAAAACTGCAACCGCCCCATTTTGTTTTCTCCTTATAAGTGGTGCCCAGAACAAGAATCGAACTTGTAATAATCGCTTATCAAGCGACCGTTATACCATTTAACTATCCGGGCAATTTGGCGGAAGTAGTAGGATTCGAACCCACGGCCCCTTTCGGAACTTCAGTTTTCAAGACTGCTGCCTTAAACCATGCTCAGCCATACTTCCATAATTGGTACCCCGGGCGGGAGTTGAACCCGCATTTAAATTTCTCTTTTTGAGAGAGACGACTTTGCCAATTTGTCTACCGGGGCGTTGTTTGGAATAGCGGGTGGGATTCGAACCCACGAACAACAGTTTTGCAGACTGCGCCATTAGGCCTCTCTGGCACCGCTATATAGAATAAATATCGAATGCTTATAAAATTACAATTTTCTCACGACAGTTGCTTGACTATCAAATTGTTTGATAATTCTGCAGCTCGCAAGTGGTTTTCTTTTTATTCACTTAAAAATAACAATAAATCAGTTCCAATAAATTTCAATGATAATTATAATCACATAAACTATTTTAAGAAACGTAAAAATCGATATGAAAACCAGATTGCTGAAGAATGGGAAAAAATACATCGGAGTCTTAACAATCTCAAAGATCTGGGATACATTTCAAATATAGAATTGCCAGCGATGTTTGATTATCAACAAAGTCGACTTAATCTACTGCACAGATTTTTTACCACAAATGCTATATGGGATCATAAATTCAATGATAAACGTATTCATAAGCCAAATCCCATTGACAGTAATTTTTACACTACGGTAGAAAATCGTCAACATTTTAAAAACTGCATTGAACAGATCAATGCATCAGTGCATTTTCTCGAAAGTTTTACAGACCCGGAGAACAGAAAAATATTAGATACTCTGCCGTTGAATTCTATAATTATTATATCACAGAATAATATAGCTAATCACGACACCTGGTGCCAATTTTCTCATGATGAACAACAAGAAAATTACAAATATCTGCAATATCTTGAATGCAATCAACCATTGGTATTATTAGATAACTCTATCACTGGTAAAAGCTATCTACAAAATTTTCTAGAGAACGATGATCCTACCAACGAAGACTGCACAGGACGAGAAGGTTCGCACGGTAATCTCATTATTGATACCAACGATAATAGACAAAAAATATATTCCAGCGACAAGTTCCAAGCCTGGGCAGATCACTACGGGTTAAAAAACATACCATATGAATTTGCTATCGGTTCTGTTATAGACTGTGACTACAGTGAAATGCACAAATTTCAGAACTGTTCTCAAACTAGACTAACATATCATTCAACACTCTAATACTGGAGCGGGATAGGAGAATCGAACTCCTAACTAAACCTTGGCAAGGTTTCGTTTGACCATTAAACTAATCCCGCATATATGGAAGACCGTAGGGGAGTCGAACCCCTCTTACCAGGATGAAAACCTAGTGTCCTAACCGATAGACGAACGGTCCATAAAACTTGGCGTACCTCCAGGGACTCGAACCCCGACGAACAGTTTTGGAGACTGTGATGCTGCCATTACATTAGAGATACATTATTGGCTCCGAGTAAGAGGATCGAACTCTTCTAACCAGTGATTAACAGTCACGCCCATGCACCTTGCTCGGGTTTCTCGGAATAAAATTGGCGGTCTGTGGGGGAATCGAACCCCCGTAAGCGGATAGACAATCCGCAGTAATAACCTCTATACGAACAGACCAAATTTGGTGGAGACGGCTGGAGTCGAACCAACAGTGCCGAAGCGGCGGATTTACAGTCCACTGGGGATACCAATTTTCCTACATCTCCAAAACACACTCTTGCGAATGTGTGTATTAAAGAGCACAGTCTGCGACATCTCAGTCCAGGCCAGTTCTATGCTCTTTAATACGAACTAATTTTTCCTCCCACACAAGGGATTCCATCCTAGTCGCCGCCCGTTCGTCCATGTTTAAAGTGCAGACTGGGACCTCGTTTCCCTTAACACTTTTGCTATTAGTTTACACTATACATTGGCGCTTGAGCCAATGCTTCGCGATAAATCCTAGCTCTTTCAAACTTATCTTGAATAAGTTTCTGAAGCTGCTCTTGAGTCATTTCTCCAAAAGCAGTTTCATAAGCCTGTTCAACGATTCGTTCGTTTAATTTTTCGTAATCTATCTGTTCCATTTTTTCCTTTATAAAAACAAAAACCCCAGGGTGTTTAATCCTGGGGTCCTTTGAAGTTTAAGTGTATTTTATGTTTACACTAACATCTCCACGGACCCCGGCTCTAGCTCTGGTGTGCGATCATATGATAGACTATTAATCGATAACCAGCAAGAGGCCATTACGCCTACCTGTTTGGGTATTGAATTAAAATGACTAAAAGATGATCTGAGTTTCATGTTCTTTCTCTTTGTTCCTTGATTTACACGACAGCATTTCTGCTGTCTATGTATTAATTATACAGTTATTTAGTCTTGCTGTCAACCTCTATTTGCACATTTGGCAAAATAAATTTTGACGCCTTCCTAACCAACTGTATGTATTGTAATGTCTTTTTATTTATATGTCAATAGAAATATAGCCACTTTATGTGGCTTTTTTGCCACAGTTTATTCTGTGTCAGAGATGCCAGTCTCACTTGAGATCAACAGGTGCTTGCCAATCTCAAACAGGCCTATACTGCCAGGTAGGTCCAAGGCACACACATGTATCTGTGTGATACCATCTTCGTCTATGCTGGCTGCTACAAACTCTGCAATCTCTCCACTCTGAACCATCAACCGCATGGCGTCGATGACATCAAGGAGGTCCTGTTTGCGTTTGGCCTCAGCTTCTAGTTTTCCACCCAATACAACTACTTTGGAATCTGTTTTCATATCGTCCTTATTCTAAAATATGATCAGCTATGCCTAGGTCCAACACTTCCTGTGCTGTGAGATAGACATCTGATGGTGGCAGTAATTTTTTCTTGATCACCGATGGAGCAAGCCCAGTGGCTTCTTTAAGAATATTGATCATCTTATCATTGCAGATATCATTTTCCTTCATGGTGGCTTTCAGATCATGATATTTGTTTTCCATGTTTTCGGAAAATTGGTGACACATGAAACTGGTGTTTTTGGCAGCATATCTTTGTCCTTGATCTGCGGCAGCAAAAATTAAAAAAGCAGCACTCATCACTGAGCCTATGCCAACACAACGTACAATATGAGGGCTGGCTCTCATGATATCTATCAGCCCAAAGGCCTGGTAGAGATCACCGCCTGTAGAGTTGATATACAAAGTAAGGATTTTCTCTTTGCTGACATCGAGATTTTCGCAGATCAGCCACTTTACTGCAGGACCAATACTGTCTTCATCAATTTCGCCGTTGAGGAAATATGTGTTGTTTTCCAACAGTTTGAGATCAATCCGATCCTCGGCATTAAAATCTTCCAGTTTTCTCACTTTTTGCTCCATGATATACTCTTACTTATGCTTTATAATATTATACTTTAATTACAATCACAAACCAAAGAATATCCACCAAATCAGCATGATATAGGTGAGTTGGTGTGCCAATTGATCAGCACCAAACCATACCCAAAAAGCACGATCTTGTGGTGTCAGCTTGGCGTGAGCATTGATCTTGGTTTTGGCCCAATCTATGTGATAGTGCAGTAGAAAATCAAAAAATGCAGCTACCAGCCCGATGATTGGGTGCAACCATACAAATGCCAATAGTGTACCAGCACTGTGCCAAAGACTGTGATATATGCCATGCCTGGCACCGTAGATGCCTTTTTCATGAATCATGCGGGGAGTCTGCAAGACAAAGTCTGCTAGAAAATGTTTGATCTGCAGAACTACAAATACCAGCAGTAGTGTGTCTAGGTCTGAGAGTGCCATTTACCTTCGCTCCAGTGTCTTGAATCGTAGATGTTAAAATCCACATTGATTCCAAGCAGTCCTAGACACAGTCGCATACCGCTATGGCTTTGTCTTGTGGTAATATCAACGGCAATATCAACAACGTCTGCACTGAAGTATACCTGCAGTTCCCAGAACTTGAAAGGCATTGGCAATGATCCGACCCAACATCGAATATTACGAAATCGATTTACTCCAGGTAATCGGATATTGAAATTAAAATTAATCATTCCGGCAATGATCTAAATCTGCTCAAAAAACTTTCCTCGTAACAACTGTATTCACGATTGTTATCTTCGGGTGCATTTTCTTTGATATAATGAACCCAAGTGTGATCTTCAATTTCGATTACATGAATCACTCGAAATATATGATCCCCGTTACTCACCCATTTAGATCCTTGTTTAATCATACGCTCTCCTATTGTTTAAAAACCTCTACGGCTTCATTATCGACATTCTCTACCATATGTAGCATAAATCTGTAGGCATCCCAGGCAGACTTGACTGAATGATTTTCACTGAGCTCTGTAGGAAACATGTCTACCCACACTGAGTTTTCAGGTTGGCGATGACGATGCAGTCCTTGTCTACGAGGCTGTAGTATTTTATTTGTGCTCCACAGTTCTAGAGCCACTGCTTGACACTTGCTCTCGTCAAGACCGTAAAGATAATCGTCATTGCGATGCATGTATTGTTCGATGACGTTGGCCAACTGCGGTTCATCATGTATAGAAGTGGCAGCAATGATAAATGCCACATCGTCGATGTCAACCGATCCCTTAACAATATCACGGACGCAACGTCCTAGGCTAAATCCCATTTTCATTTTATTTCGTCCGATGTTTCAATAAAGTCGTTGATGATTAGATTGAGAGCTTCAATCCTGCGTATATTACCTGTGACATCTTCTGGATGCAACCAATAACCATCTGGATTATCTTCTGTCTTGGGATTCTTCTTCCATTCAGCTAATTCTTTTTTCAAATAAGCACGATAGTCTTTGAGATTAAGACTGGTAATTCGATCGGCAGTTTCGCCATCAATCCATTGATACTCTTTGTGTTTTTTTTTGCTCATACAACTTTACCTAATCCCATCCAGATAAGTTGATCTAATTCCGTTTGATAATCTTGTCCCAATCTACGCTTTTCATAGATTACCCGCAGAATTTCTTTGCCATCACCGAACTCAGATTCGACTCCCGCACCACGGCTTTCTAGTTCTTCAACAAGATCTTCAGTGTCAAATTCTGAGAGATCAACATCGACTTCAACACTGGTATAAATTGTTTTATACATGTTCTTCCTTATTGCTATCTAGGTGTTCGGGTTTGGTGTGTGCATCACAGGCAGTATAAATCCAGCCGCTCCCTCGGCGCTCGCCAGGATTACCACATTCTTCACAAGTGACACCGCTCATGCTTTCGGCCATACGCACCATGCCACGGATGTGTTCGTCGCCGCCTGTATAGTAGAATCGCAATGTGCCAAACTTTTCTTTAACTTGATCTAAGGTTACTTGCGGAACATCTTCACCCTTTGTCTTTCGCCAATCGATGTGATGCTGAATATTGCCCATAAGTTGATTAAGAATATTATACCAACCGTCACCGCATTCAAAGCCCCAACACATACAAGTCTCAGTCACTGCTCCGTGGCGGTTGACCATTATCTTTGAATACTTCTCGCACAACAGTGCGTCTAGTTCTTGTCTCATCTCAGTGGCTCCTAGGTTTTACATAACATAGTATAACATCATTTAGCGTAGATGTCAAGCCCACTTCATGGCAAACATAGTGGCATCTTGTTCGTTTTGAAAATACCATGCTCGCCCATTTGGATCGCTGAGATCACGAAACTTGCTTTGACAGTTTTCAAGACACCATGTAAGTTTCTCTGAAAAGTCATCGTCTTTGAGTACGATAGCATGATAGGTGTCCAATAACTGCATCAATCTTTGATCAACCTTGAGATGCTCTTCTGCTCTCTGAGCTCTTAGAATGGTAGGAGTTGGATTTGGGTCTATCACTTGCCGTGCCTCAACATGTATTCGGTGAGTCTAGCACCTGACAGTTTGGCTCGCACCTCGAATCGATAGCCATACTGCATTTGATCTGGAATTCTATACCAACAGGGAGTTTCTACTGCGTGAGTCATGATCCATTGGCCTTCTTCACTTTGTTGCCATTGCCAAAGTGGTTCTGCAGCATATAGATCGGGATCGTCTACATCCCCCATGGTAAACTCATGTACCACTACCTCTCGAACTTCTTCTACTCGATCGTTGATCGTCATATATCTATATGCGTGTCCTTTGGGGCTAGGACCCATGTAACCGCGAGCAGGTTCAAATTGATAACCTTTGATTTTTGTTACTGCCATCTTAGAGTAAAATTCACAGCATCTACCTCAGATTCAAAGATAAAGTCTGCGCCGTTGCGTTCAAAGGGATTTTTACAATTTGCTTCTAACCAATATGTGATATCGACGGCATGATTGTTGTCTGTTAATCTATCTAACATGACTCTGCGCCATCCCATGCCTACAAGCATACCCCAGAGTATTTCTCGATCTATTTCACTTTGCATCTTCGTGCCAAGTTCATCTAAGATTTCCTGTTCTAGATTTTTCATACGTTACCCCTACCACCAAATTTCAACATAAACATCATGGCATCGTAGTCATCTGTGAACTGAAAATACAATGCATGATAATGTTCTTCACGCCATAGGTCTTTGCAGTTGTTGATACACCATGTGGCCATTTCTTCAATTTGATTACGTGTGATATTATCAAAGTTCACACGATAGGGATAAACTGTTCTAACTCGGGTAGTTAGAATCTCACCGAGTGTGACTACAGGTTTGCTCATTTCCAAGTACGGTGATCTTCAGCCACCCATTCTACTCCGTCATACTCACCAATGTGCCACAACACATCGCCGGGTATTTCTACTATCTTGAGTTTGGCATGTCCGCCGCTAGCAGCAGAACCGAGTTCTTTGACTACCTTGACCAGATAGGGATCGTCTCTAGCCACATCACGATCATACCAACCTGGATCTGTAATACCGGCCAACTGCTTGTATTGTTCACGAGCAAGATCACTAAGGCCGAATCCGCCATAGCAGTCGTTGATTACAACATGTCGAACACCAGTCTTTAGATCTTGCATGAACTTCTGCGACTCTGTAGTCATTATCTATCTTTCTTTTTCTTCTTCTTTTTCTTTTCTACGGAAAACGGAATATCGTTCAACATACGGTGTTGATCAATTGCTTCCTGTAGTGCGATCTCTACAAGCTCGTTGAATGTGATATCACGATCGTGTGCAATCTTCATATACTCCAACAATTCTGCATCATCGAAGTTCACTTCAATTTGCACACGAGTGTCGTAGTCTTCACCTTCTCGAATCGCTAGCCCTTTCTGGAAGAAATCATCGTCTACATCCAAATCGACGTAGTTAACATCGTCCCAAGCCTGATTTTCTAACACACCCCGATCTTTTGATTCGCGATCGTGGGCAGATTTAAATTCCGGATTGATCAAACGATATGCACGATTGTGAACATAGTCGTGTGCCTGCACTTCGTAGACAGTCTGTGTCTTGGTGTCAAAGACAATGCTGAAACTATGACCTTCATGGTCACCATTCCACGAGTCTAGTGTGTAGGCATTGTCACCATAACACTTCCAGCAGTAGTTACTGCCTTCAGTGATGCGATAGTCTACCAGTTCCATCCATTCTTTAAGCGTGATCATAATAATCCTTTCATTAAGATGCTATAGTATAGCACACATCCGTTTAATTGTCAAGATCTTGTTTGGTTAATTTGCACATCAACATAAAATGATCGTAGGCTTTACGAACACTTTCATGCTTCATTAATTTGTCAGCTTCTGCTTGCATGGCCTTTACTCCAGCTTCTGCAGCATCTCTAGCACTACCATGAGTAAACATAAAGCGCATGTCATCGGGTAGAACTTTGATAACTTCCTGCCAACGTTTTTGAGTTTGTTCGTCTATTTCACGATTCATAGGACGTAGATCTGTAGCTTCTCTTATTTTATTAGAGATAGCATCTTCTGCCACACGACCTGCCGCAATCATAGCCGCATATGCAGGGTCAATGTTAAATCTACGTGAGGTGCCGCCGGGATAACTCATAACCAAATGATTGCCTTTGGGAAAACTGTCTAGCAGATCGTTGTCGTATTCTGCCACAGGCACATACCTGCGCCCACGTTTTTCGTAATAGATTTTTTTCATACTTCAACAACTTTCGTCGGATCCCATCCAGTATCTTCGTAGTTATCATATCCACGGGGGTTACAGATAACACGGCATTCGCCTATGACATAATCAAATGGATGATGAGTATGTCCGTGCGTCCACAATTTGATCTGCGGATTGTCTAACATTATATTTGTTAGATCGCTGTGATACGCACCGTTCATGATATATTCTGACTTGTATTGTTCGTGAACACTTTGAAAGCTGGGACTATGATGTCCAACAACCACACACTTCTTATCTTTGTGTTCTGCAACAATCTGTTTGATATAGTCAACGGTTTGTCTATGCCGTTCTACAGTGTCAGCAGGTTTCAATTTACGATACCCTGCCTGATCATTTACAGTTGCTCGATAGTCCATCATCATATCTCTAACAGCATGTAGCGTTAGAGGATCAAACTTATTCATGTCAGTCCAAAGTGTGCCACCTACAAAAACTACGTCGTCAATAATTTTGGTATCACGCTCTAAGAAATACACGTTATCAAACTGCGCACAAGCTGTCCGAAGTTCATCGATGCCTTGAAAGAATTTACCGTCAATGTAGAATTCGTGATTACCTGCAATATAAATCACATGAGGAAACTGGAAACTGCATCGTTGTAGAAAGTCACGGAACCGAATGCCGTATTCGCTTTCCAGCTTATTGACTTTTGACGCTACCATGATATCACCAGAAAGAATCAACACATCGGCGTTGTTTTCATTCTTGATCAAAATGTCTGCAAATTCGAGATGTAGATCGGATACAATCTGTATACGCATTTTTGCCTTTATTAGAAATATACACATATTATAGCATCACTTTAAAAATCTGTCAATTGGTTAAATACTCATATTACACAACCCGGGAGCGAAACAATGGGCGATATTTTCAAGATTATAGGCGATCTGGGCATGCCAGTAGCCGCAGCACTAGCAGGTGGGTATTTTGTATACTTAACCATTAAACTATTGCTACAGGGCGTATTAGGCTCTATCAAAGGTATGGCGGGCATTATCACAGCCCTAGACAATCGTGTAAAAACCATGAATCACGATGTTGTCCGTATCGACACCATTGTTTCAAACGCACTAGGACTACGTCCTGACGTAGACCGTATTGCACGAGCAGACGGCAAAAACGATGCGAGACGTGATTAATGCAATACATTGACTACACGTGGGACTTAGAGCCTAATAGGATTAAGTTTGACCCTGAGTTGAATATAGACAAACTAGGATGGCGACACGGCGACTGTTTTAAAATAGTCAATGTTGACGGACAAGCTATGTTAGTTAAATTAGATCCAGTAGAACAGTTTGTAAGAGGGTATAAGGTGAATAGTGATGAGTAAATTCCAAACATGGTATGACAGTTTACCTGAGCATACTAAAACTTATTTAAAAAGCCAACCAGTATGGCACGATAGGGACATGTGGAAAGCAGGACTGCTTGGGCTTAGTATAGGATTAATTTTAGGTTTAGCGTTTTAAGTATCAATCAACAAATAGGAGCGAACTATGTTGTTTGAAGCATTTCTAGTATTTTGGATGCTAGAGGTTTTAGTATTAGTATCTGTAGCAGTTTGGTATTATCATAAACCTAAAGTTCAAGAAAAGAAAATACACGATCCCTGGGGATTCTGGAAGGAGTAATATATGGATGTAGTAGAGTTAGTCAACAAATATGGTTTTCCCATTGTCATGGCAGTTGGCATGGGGTTCATTATCAAATATGTTTGGGAATGGGCCACCAAAGAAGTTAAACCTGTTATCTCAGACGCTAATACTGTTCTTATTGCCCTTATTGATCGTATCCGTATGTTGGACAACGATTTAATCAGACTCAATCAAAAGGTCAATACAGTTTTACATCTACGTGGCAAGATGATTGAAAGCGATCGCGTTATGGAAACAGCACTGGTAGAAGCACAGGCCAACAAGAAGTTTCACGATGCAATGGATGAGGCAGATAAGATCAATGCTAAGCCAAAAATTGATCCATCAGATAAAAAAGAGGCGGCAGGAGGCAGCTCTTAAAGTATTTTAGTAGGAGGAGCGATTATGATAAATGCAGTTGCCTCGTTATTACTAGCAGGCATGTTATCAAACGAGCCTCGGTGTGTTAAATGGACATGGTCAGGCGATGTTTATAATCGTCGAGTTGTATGCGTAGAATGGTCTAAGCCTCCACCTAAAGATAAGGCGCCTAAGAAAGCATGATTGATCCCATCACACTTGGTATTGCTTTTACAGCCGCACAGCAGTCAGTGGGCTATATCAAAAAAGCCATTGCTCTAGGCAAAGATGTCAACAGCCTCTACGGACAGTTTGCCAAGTTCTTTGAAAACAGTGACACAATTCATGGTGCTAATGTGGCAGCACAAAACAGCAAAAGTATTCTCACTGACGGTCAGATTAGATCAATGTCTATACAGATTGCCATGCAAAGCAAAGCCCTGCGTGATGCTGAGAAACAACTGAAAGAATTATTGATATACTCTGGGAACAGTGATGTGTGGGATCAGATGATGGCCGAACGTGTGCGTATGTATAAAGAACGTGCTAAGTTACAAGCAGACTTGACAAACGCTAGGATAAAAGCCAAAGCAGATTTAATAGATAGGGCCTTAATTTTTATAAGTTTTTCAGCACTAGCAATACCAGCATTTGCCTTTAGTTTTGCTATACTTGTTCGTTAATTAATTGTAGAAATAAATTCCGCTTCTGGAATACGGGTATGCGTGTTTTTACTACCCAAAACTACAACAATCTTTCTTCCAACGTCAGTGTCCATCATCAAAACTATGCAACCGCCCGATGCATTAATAAACCCAGTTTTACTGACTACAAAATCGTGACGCTTGCCTATGATAGGATTGGTGTTTCGAAACACCAGCCATTTCTTTTTAATTTTTATTTTAATATTACTAGTGCGTGAAGCCAGTATTATTTCTGGATATTTTGCAGCTTCGATAACAATCTTAACTAATTCTTCAGCAGTACTAACATTCATTACACTAAGTCCGCTAGCTTCGACAAATCGTGTTTTTGTCAATCCTAGTGATCTTACTTTTTCGTTCATTGCTCGAACACAAGCAGCTGAGCCTCCCGGGTAATGTTTACATAAATCTAGACTCGATTTGTTATCGGATTTCACTAATGCCAGTTGAATCATTTCCCCTCTTGTATAAGGTTTAAGATTTTCAGTTAAGTCTTGATTGGTATCTAATACAACCATAACAGTAACCAGTTTAGTTATACTAGCAATACTTTTTAGTTGATCGGTATTTTCACCTTGTATTGTTTTACCAGTTCCGTCTGTTACTAGCCAGCTAGTTGCGGTAATAGGCACAGGTTTAGTATTGGAGGCGATTGCCGGCCCATAATATGATAAGGTAAGAATTACCCAAAGAGAAAAGACTCTGCGCATTTGCTTATTATATACTTTACAAATAAAATTGTAAAGTTATTTTTCGTGAGCTATAAACTCACCGTTCCAATGGTCGCCTAGATCTTGTTGCTTCATAAAGTCACAACGTTCGATCCAAATCTTGTAGTATTTGTCCATCTGTCCACCGAAGTTGCCCTTTAGCTTTTTACACATAGCGGCAGCTTCGTCAAACTTCTTAGATTTATACAAGGCATGCATTGCTTCATGTTGCTCTTTGTCTTTGCTGTAGTCTGCACCACGTGTGCGTAATACTGTATAGATCAAGTCTGCTACAGTTTTGCCTTTGGGCTGTAAGTTGTCTAACAGCAGGTAGAAGAAATCGTCTTTGGTGCGGTTATATGTTTCAGCACCAATAATACACAACACACCATAAGCCTTACAACGTGCTTCTAAACGTGCGGCTGTTGAAACCATATCACCTAAAATGTCATAGCCGTGTCTCGCAGTCGAACCCATCTCACCAATGTAACCATCTCCAGTATTACAACCCCAACCCATGGCAGCAGGAGGTAAACCTTTTGCTTCCATGATCTTGGTATACTCGTCTACACGATCTAGCATCTCGAGTCCTACCTTAACAATAGTGTGTGCGTGTCGATCATCATCCAACGGAGCACCGTGTATGTGCATGCTAGCATCACCTACATACTTGAGAACCATGCCGTTGGCATCAATGATAGGAATAGTGATAGCATCCATGTATCCGTTCATATACTTGGCTAGACCTTCAGGACCACCATTGCCTGGTTTGTCAAAATATTCGCCGATAGGTGTAAAACCACGTAGGTCGCTAAACATAACACTTACGTCTTTCTTAATGCCCTTCTTGATTAGATCCGGATTCTCTTGTAACAGTCTAACTACTTCAGGCGAGCAGTAACCAGCAAATTGTTTCTTTATGGCCTGCTTTTGTAAGAACTCGCTTACAAACTTAACGCCGTAAGTATGAAGAGCAACGATAACAAGCCCAGCCGCGAGCGCAGTCGCGTCTGATAGGATGAGCCAATTATTGAAAGCGTAGATAGTACCAGGAACGACGGCACCAACAATAACCACAGTAGCACCAATGCCAACATAAGTCCACCTCGACAAGAAAATTAATAATATGCCGAATGCTAGTAATGCTAGTATTTCAACTCCGTCGGCATAGTCAGGACGTTGAATCACTACTCCGTTGATCATAGTTGCCATTACTGCCGCTTGCACATCTTGTGGCCACACTGCACCTTTGGCTGTAGGCAAAGGATTGGCAATGCCAGCTGCGGTTGGACCCACAATCACGATAGCACCATTAAAGTTTTTGGGCAAGTCTAATAGACTCGCCTGCTGGTTTTCTTGACTCCAATCGATCCACACACGACCTAATGCATCTGTTGTAATAGGACCAAACTTGGGTATACGCATTTTCTCAACACCAAGCTCGTTGAGCTTGACTTGAAATGTTGAGTCGCCAGCGGCCACACGAAGTGCTTCCATAGACATACTGGGATACAGTTTGCCATCAACAGATACAACTAGGGGAAGTCTACGATTAACACCATCTACTTCTGGTAGTGTGCTAACAATACCAATACCTGCTGCTGCGTTTTCTAGCTGCGGTACATTAGCAATTAATCCAGGATACTGTATAATTTGACCTAAGTGCTCTGGACCTAACACTGCTGAGCCAGGATTGCGAGGAGAGTTCTTGGTTTTTTGCGATGGCACGCTGCCCATTACAACTGGATATTGTTTTAGGGCATTTGCGAGAACAGCATCGCCACCAGTGCGATCAGGCTCAGCCATGATAACATTGAGCACAACAAGGCCAGCACCACGATCATACAAATCTTTAATAATTTTTGCATACTCTGCCCTGGGTAGTGGCCATTGGCCATATTTGTCTAAGGCTGCTTCATCTATGTTTACTGTATAGATGTTGTTGGCAGTTGGAGCTTTTTGTGTAATTAGTGTGTCAAAGTAGCGTAGTCTTACACTTTCTACAAAGACAGGATCGGCGATTCTTATACTTACAATAAGTGCCAATGTTAATAGGGCAGTCCAAGGACTTAGGAGGATTTTTTTCAGCATGAAATATTTATGCTGTTTATTGTCCCTGTGTCACAGTAATTTTAGCACATCCGCCGGCAGTGGTACAGTTATGCGTGATTGAATAGTAGTTTTGAGTACTGCCACTTTGTGTTAAGCTCAGATCAGTAGGCGTGCCGCTTAGATTAACTTTGGCCATATGGCCTGCACTACCTTGTTGTAGTATATCTACATTTTTATTACCGCCGCTCAGTGTGACTTCAGCATAGTGACTACCACTGTCTTTTTGTTGCACTAGTAAACTGTTGTTATTGCTACCGACATCGGCAAATATTCCTTTGCTGCCACCAGTACTGGTCTGTTGTAGATCTACTGAGTTAAAATTGCCCACAACTCTCAAGTCAACATAGTTTACCTGTGTCGTGGCATTACCAGTTTGTGTGATGTTAACATCGTTGCTTAGGCCGTTGCCATAGTAATTAACATAATTATTTCGTGTACCAGATTGATTGACGATAACTTCATTCTGTGTTCCAAGTTGTTCAATATTAACTTTACTATCGGCAGTTGTTCTGTTAGTAAATGTTAAAACT